ATTGACAGTATTTCATACAAATGATATAATTTAAATACAGAATTCATATAAATGAAATATAAGAACGGATGTATCTTTGCTGATGAAATGAAACGAAAGCGCGCGGCAGTGCAAAAAAGGGAGTTTTCCGATTCCCGCAGAGTGAAAGGGGGATTATACCGGACTGAATTGACATACTTTCCAGCGGCTTTTCTATATCTTTGCCCACGGGTGTCGGGGCAAAACAGAAACAGGACGAGGAGTGATAGTTGTGGTTACAAAAGAAAGGGAAGCTACTTCCGAGGCATTTGATTTTACTCAGGATAAGCGGTTTTTTGGTCACCCCAAAGGGCTGGGCGTTACCTCAACGGTTATTTTGTCACAGGCCTTTGGCAACTACGGTATGTCGGCGATTTTAATCTATTATCTCTATGCCGCAACGGGGGAGGGCGGGCTTGGCTTCAGCCAGACCAACGCGGCGCAGTTCGTAAATGTTTACAGTTCGCTTTCGTTTATGGCAGGTATTTTGGGCGGGTATTTGGCAGACCGCTTTCTGGGAGTCCGAAAAGCGCTGGGCATTGGCTATTTGGTTAAGACCGTAGGGTATTTGCTGCTCGCAATCCCGGGCGGCGGCACGGCTCTGTATCTGGCCAGCCAGTTTCTGCTTCTGGTTTCCGGCATGTGCATGGGCAACAGCCTGTACGCGCTGGCGGGCAAAATGTACAGCAAGACGGACGAGCGCCGTGATTCCGGCTTCAGCCTGATGTACGTGATGAACAATGTGGGTGCCATAGCACCTATTGTTACCGGCACGGTGGCGCTGGCGCTGAATTACAATGCGGGCTTTCTGGTGGCCGGCGTCGTTCAGGGTTTGGGATGGCTGCTTTACATATTAACGGCGAACAAGGTGTTCGGAGATGCCGGAGTGCAGCCGGATGACCCGGCGGACCCCGCGCATCGGAGGGCGACCATTACAAAGGTGGTCGGCATTCTGGTGGTTTTAGTGGGCTCTATTGCAGGGCTGCTCCTGTCGGGCACCATTACCCCCACCATGTTCTGCAACGGTATCAGCACCATCAGCATCTTTGTGCCTGTGGCTTACCTCGTTTACATTTATACCAGCAAGAAGACCAGCCGTGAAGAGGCAAGGCGCATCATCCCCTTTGTGTTTATTTTTGTGGCAAACTGCTTTGCGATGATGATCTGGAACCAGTCTACAACCATTTTGGCCATTTACGCGGCGGAACGCGTCAACATGAATTTCTTCGGCTATGAGATGACCCCTGCCGCATTCCAGACGGTTCCCGCCATATATGCGGTGCTGTTCGGCCTGCTGTGCAGCGCCCTCTGGAACAAAATGGGGAGCCACCAGCCCTCCACGCCGCTGAAGTTCGGCATCGGCACCGCGTTCTGGGCCTTTGGTCCCCTGTTCATGGTGATTCCGTTCCTGCTGTACCCCTCCAATGTCCGGGTCAGCCCCATGTGGCTGATGATCTTCTATGCTTTGATCATTTGGGGCGAAGCAATGACCTCTCCTGTCGGCATGTCTGCGGCCACCAAGGTGGCGCCCACGGCCTTTACCGCGCAGATGGTAACGGTCTGGCAGCTCAGCCAGTCAACCGGCTCAGGGCTCAGCGCGCTGGCTGCAAACTTTTATGTGGAGGGCTCCGAAACCGGGTATTTCCTGTTCATCGGCGGCATCACGCTTTTGGTCGGTCTGGTTCTTTGGGTCGGCAATAAAAAGCTCGGCAGGATGATGGAGTGAAAATTTCCGAAGGGTTCTTTTCCGGTGAGCCGTATCAGTCGGGAGCGCCGGAGGTTAACGCATAATCCACAGGATGCTGTTTCAAGAAAGGAAGCGGTTGTTGTGATCTTAAAGGCAGAACATCTCATTTTGGGGGACGGAAAGACCGTTCTGGAGCAAGGCGCTGTCTGTGTGGATTCCGAGGGGAAAATTAAAAGCGTCGGCCCTTCGGATCAGATCGAGCGGCAAAACCCCGGGGAGGAAGTTCGGGATTATGGCGAGGCGACAATTTTGCCCGGGCTGTTTGATATGCATGTCCATTTCGGCTACTATTACAGCCAGCCCGGCCTGTCGGAGTACGACGGCTATATGGTCGCCTACTACGCGCTGAAGCAGGCGGCCTATGCCCTGGATCTGGGCATCACCACGGTGAGAGACCTTGCCTCTCCGTATAACCTGTGCAAAAAAATGCGTATGGCCGGGGAAGCTGGCTTTATAGAGGTTCCGCGGATTTTCCACACGCATACGGGAATCTGCATGACGGGCGGCCATGGGCATGAGGACGGCATTACGGAGGTGGACGGCGTCTGGCCGCTGCGCAAAGAAATTCGCCGCCAGCTTCGCGACGGGGCGGACTGGATTAAGATTTTGACGAGTAACCGGGAGGATTTCCCGGAATTTACGCAGGAAGAGCTGAACGCCGCGGTGGACGAATGCCACCGCAGGGGTGTGAAAACGGCGG